GTCTGGTACGATTCTGCACATCTACTTTCCAGATTTTTAAAAGATTCTTGGATGGCATCATGATTTGGAATATAGAAGTTGTTGTTGCAAGCTTTTCCGAAATCAATATGGAAATCGTTGTTTTTCTGTTCATGCAGTTTAGCAGATTTTTTTGCATCTTCAATCATCTGAGGTATAACAGTATTTTGGAAGCTTTCCATGAAATCAAGTGCAGTGTAGTTCAAGGTGTTTCTTTGATAAGAATAGTTTTCCAACCATTGCTCATATTCTGGATCACACTGCTTTAATAGATGATGTTGATCAGGACTGATATCGTATATCTTTCGTGCAAATTCTAAATGGTTTTTATTTCTGGTTGAAGTTAGAACTTCATCATTCATCAGTGCAGGGTTTTGTGAAATTTTCTGGATAACCTTGGTAAAACATTGTATTATCTTTTCAGCCCGTGGATTAAGATAAAATGTTTCAACAGCTGAAGGTTCCTTGGGGGCTGGCTGATTTGCTTTTTTGTCATAGAGGTAATATCTGCCAAACGATTCTTCAGGATGGAAGATGTACACAGTAAATTTGACAAAATATCCAAACTGGGCAATGCGATTCAAAATTGGATCATACTTACGCTTTTTTTTATCCAATGCAGCAATAGTATTTTGACTTATCGTCATTTCTTTAACAGCTAGAACTTTCAGATTCAAAATCATATGGTCTGGAGTCAAATCATGTTGTACGACTTCGGGATAGTTGATCTGTTCCAAAATTTGATTTATGGTCAGAGTTGCAGTGGTGCTAACAAGAGCCTTGACCAAAACATCATGCCTCTGAATATACAGAGAGCTGAGAATGGATTTTAATCTCGGGAGTTCTATTCCAAACTGCAACTCAGTTTCCAAGATTTGCTCTGCCAAAATATTAAACTGATCATACAACCCTTCTTCAGCCAACCGAAGCAATGTGTGGAGTTGATCCATTGTCGTGATGAAGTATCACTAGTTAGGATGATCTACAACAAATGTTTGTTGTTGGATAAAATGTTTCCAAAGCAAATTGATAATTCTTAGAATAATGTTTGAATTTGTTTTCAA